GTGTCAATAATTGATTTGACCATATCTGCTTCTATTGTTGATTTAGGTGTAAATATGAACTCTAATTGATATTCACGAAGATTGATACCTTTATACAACAATTGTAATTGTGGATTAACTGCGTAACCTGTGGCCTTTAATAAGATATCTCCGCCTTTTTCTGAACCTGTCACGGCATTAAACGCCTTACCACCAACTGTTTCTACAAGACCTGGTACCAAGTTTTTACCACCTTTTGTCATATCATAAGCACCTTCAGCTGCACGACCTACTGTTCCTAATTCACTAGTTAATTCAAAAGACTCGTAGTTTGATGAATAAGACATATTCAATGTGTCTGGCATGTATAATGTGATTGTTGCTACAATACCTGTTTTAGGCACATCTAGAGCTGCAACAACACCTTTTTTCTCAATTAGACCTTTAGGATTAACTGAAATTTCGGGTTTTGATTCACCATTCAATGCTGCAACATCTTTTATAGTAAAAACAACACAATGTGCTTTAGTTGGATTAGTACCAATATCTTGTGGATACCAATAGTTTTTACTTTGACCTTTTGGTGGTTGGTCTAATGCTTGAAGAGGACCGTTTGCACCTCTTGGTCTTGGACCAGTTTGTGCTGCCAAAATGTTTGCTTGAGCTATAAGTGGATTATTCGGTGAAGCTGCCATTACATTCTCTGATTGGATTGATAATATATATTTATATGGCTTATTCAGGACTATTCAAACCAAAGAACCCACAAAAGTATGTGGGCGACCCGACCAATATCGTCTATCGTTCCTCGTGGGAGTGCAAGTTTATGTCTTGGTTAGATAGAAACCCAAGCATTATCTCTTGGGCATCTGAAGAGCTTATTATACCCTATAAGTCCCCGGTTGACAATAGAATGCATCGTTATTTTCCTGATTTTGTTGTAAAAGTCCAAAATAAAGAAGGTAAAACTAAAACAATGGTTCTTGAAGTTAAACCTAAAAAACAATCATTACCACCTGAACCAAGAAAACGAGTGACTAAACAATATATCAATGAAGTTATGACCTATGGTGTCAATCAAGCTAAATGGCATGCAGCTAATGAATTCTGTTTAGATAGAGGTTGGGAGTTTAGGGTGCTAACTGAAAAAGATTTGGGAATCAACTAAATACTACAATGGCCTCTTTACTTACAAAATTATCAGCAGAAAAATCTGCATCTGAAACACAAATGTTATCTCGTCAATCTATACAATGGTTGACCAATAAGATAGCAACATTAAGAAATATGAGGTCTGTACCTACTGCTATTAGTAGAGAACAATTCAGACAAGTAAACCAATTTAAATTGGGTCGTTTATATTTCTTCTATTATGACCCAAAAGGTAAAGATGATTTACCATATTATGATAAGTTTCCACTTGTATTAGCATTAGAAAAATACAATGACGGATTTTTAGGGTTGAACCTACATTACTTGCCAATTAGATATAGAGTGGCATTTTTAGGTAAACTTTTGGATTTTGCGTCCATGAATGATAAAGATGAAATTACAAGGATTCGTATCACTTACGATATTTTGAACGCCACGAAACACCTAAAAGAGTTTAGGCCATGTATTAAACAATATTTGATGAGTAATGTTAAGTCTAAAATACTTGCCGTTGAACCACATGAGTGGGAAGTGGCAACATTCTTACCTATTCATCAGTTCAAGAAAGCTAAAGCTGAAAAAGTATGGGAAGATTCAGTTAAAGAAATTAAGGAGCAATAAAATGGCATCAAACTTAAACGAGTTTCTATCTACCTTCACGTCGGATGTATCAAGGCCAAATAAGTTCTATGTTGTGGTCAATGTACCTCCGTTTTTACTATCACAATATTCTAATATGCCTAGAGCACTTTCATTTCGTTGTGAAACGGCAGAAATTCCAGGTAGAACAATTAATACGATTGACCAAAAGTTTGGTTCTAATCCTATTGAGAAGTTTCCAAACCAATCATCATATAATGATTTAACATTAACATTTATTGTTTCAGATGACATGAGTGAAAAAGCTTTCTTTGATGCCTGGATGGATTTTATTAATCCTACAAGTAACTTTAATTTTAAATATAAAGTCGATTATGCTGTACCAATATACATCAATCAATATGATGTGACGGATCAATTGTCATTCCAAGTGGAATGTATTGATGCTTATCCTATAGCAATTAATCAATTAGATTTAGATTGGTCAAGTGATGGCCATCATAAATTAACGGTAGTATTTGCATATACATATTATAATACATACCCACAACAAGCAGGTGTATCATTACCAACAGATACAGCTCTTGGTATATCTTCACAACTACAAGGTGCGCCTTTCCCACCACCTCCACCACCTAATGGTGTTAATTTTGGGTTATAGATTATTAATTAGGAGATAATATTATGGCTTTGCCAAAAATTGATGTGCCGGTCTACCAAATTGATTTGCCTTTATCTAAAAAGCATATTAATTTTAGACCATTTTTAGTAAAAGAACAAAAGAATTTATTGATGGCAATGGAATCATCTGATTCTGAAACCATTGAACAAAACATAAAACAAATTCTTACAAATTGCACCATATCAGAAAATATAGATATTGATTCATTACCAATTATTGATATTGAATACTACTTCTTGCAATTACGAGCAAGGTCTGTTGGTGAAATTATAGAAAACAAATATAAGTGTAATAATGTTGTAGAAGATAAAGAATGTGGTAATTTAATGGATGTAAAATTAAATATCTTTGATGTTAAAGTAGACATGAAAGAAGATTTAAAAGATGTCATTCAATTAACAGATAAAATTTCTGTCAAATTAAACTACCCAAAATTCTCAGCAATCAAACGAGCATCAAAGTTTGAAAATTCAGCTGACATGGCATTTGATATGATTGCTAGTTCTATTGAATATGTTTACGATGGTGAACAATTCTATTACGCTAAAGAAACAGATCCTGGTGAGATGATTGATTTTATCGAATCACTTAATACTGAACAGTTTAGTAAATTGGAAGAATTCTTTGCTAATTTGCCAAAGATGAAACAAACTGTTGCTATGAAATGTAAGAAGTGTGGTTTTGGCCACAGCATAGATGTGGAGGGTCTGGAAAGTTTTTTCGGTTAGTTTTTTGTCATGACAACTTGAGTAATTATTACCGCACTAACTTTTCATTGATTCAGCATCACAAATATAGCCTGGCAGAGCTAGAGAATATGCTGCCTTGGGAGCGTGATATCTATGTCACCATGTTAATACAGCATATTGAAGAAGAAAACGAAAAGATTAAACAACGAAACGCTGCTAACAAATGATAACCAAAAAACTAGGCGAAGAAGTTTATGTTTGGGATCCTTTAGCCTTTATGGGTAAAGGATATTGGTTCATTCTTGGCAAAAATGGAAAGTATGGGCGTGCTGCTTCTAAAAAAGATGCTACAAAATTAGGTAAGATTAAACCTGAATCCAAAGCAGAAGTTCCTAAAAAAGATATCATTAAAGCTTCACCAATTTCAAATAATACACCTATACCTGAAGTATCAGAAGAAACCAAAGAATCTGTAGAAAAAACTACCAAGAAATTTTCTCCTGAAAATATGGCAAAAGGTATTATGAAAGGAAAAAGTTTTTTATCACCTGAAGAACACACCAAACACGAAAAACTAAAAGCAAGAGCAAAGCCTAGAAAAGAAAATGTATTCAAAAAACATTTAGGTTTAATATATGCTTTAGTTAAAACTAAAATTGAAGAAGATAAGTTGAAAATGGAATTAGCTAAAGATTTCCATAAACAACAAGAAAATGATGAACAAAAAAGACATGAAGAATTAGTTTCAGCTTTAGGTGGAAAAGGTGTAAGGCCTACATCTAAAGAAGATAAGAAAAAACAAAAAGAGAAAAAAGAAAGTAATACATTATTAAAAGCAATTATAGGATTTGTTACTGGTGGAATAGTTGGTCTACTTACTGATTCAAAAAAAAGTGTAGATAAAACAAGCCAAGATATAGATAAGAGTAAAAGTGATGCTGATAAAATGAAAAGTGATTCTGCTGATTTGGATTCAAAAGAAGCGGAGAAGAAAAAAACAACAGTATCAACAAGAGAAGGTGCACCTGCACCTACAAAAGCGCCTGGCGCAGGTAGACCTCCATCAAGACCTCCATCTGGTGCACCAGCTGGTAAACCTTTACCACCATCTCAAGCAGAAAAAGCAATTGCAGGTGGTGATCCAGTTAAAGCTATGATTGTTCGACATGAAGGTGTTCGTATGGCACCTTATAAAGATAGTTTAGGATTATGGACAGTAGGTGTTGGTCATCTTATTGGTGACGGTAAATCTCTACCATCTGAATGGAATAAAACATTTTCAGCAGAAGAAGTTAAAGACTTATTTGACCAAGATTATGAGTATCACAAAAAGGCTGCTGAAAAGATACCAGGTTATTCTAATGTTAAGGGGCCAGGACAAGGCGCATTGATTGATTTGACTTTTAATATGGGTCCAGTTTGGTATAAAAAATGGCCTACATTCACTAAAAAGTTATCTGGTGGTGACATTCAAGGTGCAGCTGGTGAATTAGAAAAGAGTAAATGGTACACACAAGTAGGTAAACGTGGTCCTGATATTGTTGCTATGTTACAATCATCAGATAAAGGTGGTTCATCGTCAGCGGATGCAACACCAAGCAATAGAAATACAGGCGCACAATTAGCAAGTGCTTCATCCACCAATAAAGATATGAAAGCTGACCAAGCATCATCTGGTCAAAACACAGTTATTGTAAATAATAATAACACAACAGTAGCAAAGAGCACCACAACAAAAACTAATGTAGTTCCACAAAAAAACGATAATTCAGTATTAACGCAGGCACAATATGGATAACCTTATAACTAAAAAATTAGATGGACATACTTGGGTTTGGGATCCTTTAGCCTTTATGGGTAAAGGTTATTGGTTTATGCTTGGTAAAAACGGCAACTATGGTCGTGCTGCTTCTAAAAAAGAAGCCGCTTCATTAGGCAAAATTGATAAAACAGAAACCGAACCAGCATCAGAAAAAGTCTATAAACAAGAAAAGGGTAAACCCGGAAAAGAATCTGAATTTGCTAAAGCAGGAGAAATTAGAAAAAAAGGTTTCTCTAAAATGGTTGCTGAAAAATTAGCATCAGGCCAATCTTTAGGTAAATCATTAAAATCTACCATATCAGAAAAAACAAAAGCAAAAGCGGTTGGTATGAGAGAGAAGTTTAATCCAATGAATATTGCTAAAGGTATGTTTGGTGAAGCAGGCGCAATGTATGTTGGCAAAAAAATGGGCGCAAAAAAAGAAGATATTGAATATTTTTCTGATACAAAAATACCAAATAAGTTAGAAGACGAGAAAGCAAAGAAAAAGAAAAGTAAGGAACCTGAATCTGAACCTACTGCTACTAAAGTTCCATCAGCAGGAAAAAGTAATGCTACTACCGAAAATATGTCTGACACCAAAACTATGAAAGGTTCAGCA